CAAAGAATGATTGTTTCTCACAACCAAACAACGGAACGCGTTCTTTCATTACGCAACAAGCACCATCACTCGCACCAACGCGCTTTGGTGCGCCTGTTAGTTTCGGTGGTTCGATTAGTCAACCAGTTAGAACGATAACGACAGACTACGTTGTAACGAATTTCGACCGAATGATTTTCGCAGATACGACAGGCGGAAGCATCACAATTTATTTGCCTTCTGCAACTACGACGGCAGGACGTGAATTGATAATTCAAAAGTCTGTTTCGGCTAACGGAGTAACAATCCAAGCATACACAGGCGAAACGGTTGAAGGTAGCGGAAGCGTAACGTTAAGCGCAATGGGTGACACAATAACAATTATATCAAATGGAAGCGACTTCAAAGGAACATCTACAAAATAAAGCAGGCGCAATGGTCGCTTGTTTGGAGTTCATTAAACTCAATGTAAAAAGCGAAAGTGAGTTCGGTAAAGTGGCGAACGGAAAGCGTAAACTACAAATGTGGAAACACTACGCGTGGAAAATTACTCGCATTTCGGTAAACGTCGCCTTTTGGATATTTATCTTATATAAACTACTATTCTAAATGGCGAATACAATTGACTTTAATGTAAACACAAACGCGGTCACCGTCCTCAATCAAACGGCAACAGCGGCAGACAATACAGCGCAAGGGTTTAGTTCAGCGAAGGCGGAGTTACGCGCGTTGAATCAGCAGTTGTTGTCAATGGATTCTTCGAGTGAGGAGTTCAAGAAAGCGTCCGCTCGTGCTGCTGAGTTGAAGGACAACATAAGCGACTTGTCCGCTGAGATTAGTGCCAACGCTGGTAATGCTTTTGAAGGTCTTTCAAATAACGTTTCGTTGTTTGGTTCACGTCTTATGGACTTGGACTTGAAAGGCGCAGGACAAGCGTTGAGTGGAATGGGTAACGCTGTTGGTCGCATTGACTTTAAGACATTAAAAAATGAAGTTGGTGGTCTTGTTACAGGTTTAGGAAATCTTGGTAAGGCTGTTCTTTCTAATCCTTTCTTTTTAGCAGCAGGAGCATTAACTGCAATGATTGTTTATTACAAAGAGATAAACGATTTAATAAACGGAACGGCTGACAAAGTTAAAAAACTTGAAGAATCAAATGTTGTTCTTGAAAAGCAAAACTTGATTTTAGACAATAGAATCAATAAAGAAAAGGCTTTATACGGTGAAAGTTTTAAAACTCTTGAACTTGAAAAAGAAAAAGCGCAGAACAATATAAAAGTTGCAGAAAATGAACTTGCAATTGCGCAAACAACTGGAGATATAAATGATATTCGTCAAAAAGAAAATAAGTTAATTGAAACTCGAAACTTATTAAGCGGAATAACAGCAGCAGGTGAAGCAGATAGAAAGAAGTTAGTTGAAGAAGCGAAGAATTTAACTATTGAAGGCTATAAAGAAGAACAGGAAAGAGCAAAAGCAATAGCAAAGTTTGAAGACGCAAGAGCGCAACAACTTGCAGTTATCGCAGAAAAGCAAAGGTTGATAAAAGCCAATCTTCAAAAAGAAGAATTAATTGGAACAGAGCAACAATACACAACTGAACGCGCAAACTTTGTTCAAAAGGATATTGAGACAAAGAAAGTTTTAGTTGTTAGCGACAGACAAAAACAACTTCAAGCCGAATTAAATCAACTTGTCGAAGAAGAACAAATTTTAAGAAATGCAAAACTTGCAATCGCAACAGGTACAACTGTTAACGAATTAAAAGCGCAAGAGTTAGCATTACAAAAAGACTTAAATAAAGAGAATAAGACAGCAGAACAACTTCAAAAAGAAGCAGATGACGCTGAAATGGAACGTCGTAAAAAGTTAAACGACGAAATGATGGCGGAAGATGACCGAATGCAAAGCATAGGAACTGATGACTTAATAGCAAGACAAAAAGAAAGAGGTGATAAACAACTGTTAACTGAAATGCAGATTCACGCGAATCTTACAGCGTTAAGAGCAGATCAATCAAAAGCAGATATTGAAGAATTAAGAAAGGCAGAGGAACAAAAAGCACAACTTCGCGTCGATGCAATGAAGACTTCATTGTCTATTATTAGCGACTTGGCTCAAGCATTTGCAGGAGATAGCGAAAGACAACAAAAGAAAGCGTTCCAAATTCAAAAAGGAGTAAGCATTGCAACGGCTACAATAGATACATATTTAGCCGCACAAGGAGCGTATCGTTCGCAAATGGCTATCAGTACACCAGACGCACCTGTTCGCGCAGCGGTAGCAGCAGGTATTGCAATTGCTCAAGGTCTTGCGCGTGTGGCTATCATAAGCAAACAACAATTTAACGGAACAGGCGGAACAAGTGGCAACAACGGAACAGGCGGTGTACCACAAGCGGGAGGAACAAACGCTCCTTCACCTGCGAACTTCGCCTTTGTCGGCAACCAACCCAACCAACAACAACCACCATTACAAGCCTACGTCGTTGGAACGCAAGTCAGCAGCAATTTAGAGGCACAACAATTAATACAAAACCAATCTCGATTAGGAGGATAAACAATGAAAAAAATTAAAGTTATTGAATACGGAATAGACGACGCGGGACTTCTTGGAGTGTACGCTATCAGCGTCGTAGAACAACCTGCAATCGGTGTAGACTTCGTCGCACTATCAGAACAACACAACGTGAAGTTCAAAGAAGATTTCAGAGGTCTTTTGTATGGTGCGTTATTGATTCCCGATCAACTGATTTACAGACGCAACGACGAAACGGACGAGGAATACTACGTTAAGTATTCGAAAGACACAATCAGAGCAATTGCTTACAACTACTTGAAACAAGCGAACCAAAACAATGCAACAGTTGAACACGCGAAAGTTGTTGACGGAGTGTCGCTTGTTGAAACGTGGATAATCGAAGGAGAAAACGACAAGAGTAAAAACTTCGGCTTTGACCTTCCAGAAGGAACGTGGTTTGGTTGTATGAAAGTCGAAAACGAAGAGGTGAAGAAGCAGATACAAAACAAAGAGGTGTTAGGTTTCTCAATTGAAGGAAACTTTATCGCAGAGAAAGAAATGTATTTGAGTAAGCACGAAGAATTTGCAGCACTTCTTGATGAAATAAACGAACTTTTAAAAGAAGAATAAATGAATATCGAGGCAGGTGGTTTCTTTAAGTTGGAATTGTTCAACGATGACGCTAACCTGTTTCTCAATGCTCTCACGAAGATAACGAATGAGGGCGGTAAAATGGGTTTTAAGACGTACGGATTGAGCGAAGACGAGATGAAAGTATTAAACGCGATTCTTGACAATTTAGGATAAAAAAAACGGAGGGAAATCACGCCCTCCGCCAAACCTAAAAATCAAATTTCACCTATGAAAAAGCGAATTGTGAAACAAATATACCTCTTTTTATATCTACTGACTAAACAAACAATTAACAGAATTATGAATTTACGAGAAAAAGTAAACGCTCTATTCGCAAAACACAATGTTAGCCTATCAGCCGAAGAGGTTGTTGAGGTTAAACAAATGGTTGAGGCGATTTTAGAGGACGGTACAAGCATCTATTCAGACAGCGACACTTGGGCAGCTGGTGTTCGTGTATTCGGCAAAGACGCAGACGGCAACGAGGTTGTTTTGGCTGACGGAGAATACAAGACAGCTGAAAGCATCATTGTAGTTGTTGAGGGTGGTCTTGTGACTGAATTAAAACCAATGGAAGAAGAAAAAGAACCAGAGGTTGAAGTAGTAATCGAAGAAGAACAAACTTCTGAGGTTGTTGCTGAAGAATCACTAAGCGCAGAGGTTGAAGGACTTTTGTCGTTAGTTGCTAAGTTAGAAAGTGAACTTTCTGAAATGAAGAAAGCAAACGAAACACTTTCAAGCGAAGTAACAAAATTAAGCGCACAACCTGCTGCGTCTTCAATCAAAGAAGTAAAACAGGCAAAACAAACACCTTCAAAGCCATACGCTAAAATGTCGGCAGAAGAACGTTTCTTATTTCATCTTAAAAAATAAAAAAACAAATAATAAAAAATGGCTACTACCACTTCATTAACCACAACCTTTGCAGGTCGTGAAGCAGCAGGATACATCCGCGCTGCGTTCTTAAGTAACGAGTCTTTGGCTGCGGTTACTTTCAAAGAAAACATTGAGTACAAACAAGTTGTTCGCAAATTAGTTGATTCTATCACTTTTGCTAACGCTACTTGTGACTTCACTCCAACAGGAACAGTTACTCTTACTGAGCGTATCTTAGTTCTTGAGAAATTCCAAGTTCACAGACAACTTTGTAAGAAAGATTTCTTAGCAGATTGGGAAGCAAAGTCTGAGCAAGACGGATTCCTTCACGCTTCATTGACTGA